TTGCGTACACATGGACATCATCGACAACACATCAATTTGCATTGTACCAACGGGCAAAATCGCGAACAACAACGGGCAAATTCCCGATGTTCCGGCGAACCCGCGCACAATCACGAAAGAACAATTTGAACGTCTGAAAGAGCGAATCGCGAAAAACAATCTTTTGGGCGTGTTTCCGCTGAAGGTGTATGAGTACAACCGCAAATTCGTTGCATTGGGCGGCAATCAGCGTTTGCGCGCTGCAAAGGCATTGAACATGTCCGGTGTTCCCTGCATCATCGTTCCGGCTGAAGCGGATGCCGAAACCCTGCAAGAAATCATCATACTTGAAAACGAACATGACGGGGAGAACGATTGGGATGCGCTTGCAAATGATTGGGACGCGGTTAAATTGTCTGATTGGGGCGTTGATGCTGCAAATTGGGGACTTGAACCGAAAAAGGCTGAAAAGAAACAGCGCGAAAAGCGCAATTGCGTATATATTGAGTTGAATGACGCATCAAACATCATCATCGGAAACACCATGTATTGCGCCGGTGACAGTATTGATGCAGACACATTGAAAACGTATTTGAACGAATCCCGTTGAATGCGGGTTGTAGCGGCAAATTAGGAATATGGCAAAGGTAGCAAAGACATCGAAGGCATCTAAAACGGCATCAAAGGCATCAAAAGGCGGCAAAAAGCACGCCAATGCTACATCATTTAATTCTGAAACGGCGAAAGCCGCGCAAAAGAAATCGCGCGAATCGCTGAAACGGAATCGTTCAATGCGTGAATGGGCAAAGTTTTACGGCGCACAGCATATCAAACTGAAAAACCCGCAAGGCGTTGAAGAAGATGCGACATGGGACGGTGCTGTTGTTGTTGGATTGTACAAATCCGCAATGGCGGGCGATTCAAAGGCTGCAAAGATGCTGGCAGACTTGAAAGGCGAATCACCGGCGGAGAAAATCGAGGTAAAAGGAACGTGCAAAGTACGGCACGAAACGAACATGACACCGCAAGAAGCCGCCGAATTTATTGCAGAGTTGGACAAACGAATATAAACGGGCAAAGATGACGAAATCGCAAGCAATACGGTACAAGATATTCACAGACACATTGTTTGCAACGCGGTTTTTCTTTGCTTCGCAGTATGGTCAAAAATTCAACGTTGGCGAACATCACAAGAAAATCGCGCAAGCACTTGACGATGTGTTTTCCGGCAAAACGCGGTTTCTGATGATAAACATGCCGCCGCGTTACAGCAAAACGGAGTTTATGAAGTCGTTTGTTATGAAAGGACTTGCGATGAACCCCGCATCGAAATACATTTTGACATCGTATTCGGCGAATTTGGCACTTGACAACTCTGAACATATCAAAGACGCTGTTGCATCGGATTGGTATCAACGCATATTTCCGGACGTGGAAATCAAACCGGACGCAAGCGCAAAGCAAAAATGGTACACAACGGCGGGCGGTGGCGTTTATGCTACATCGGCGCAAGGACAAATCACCGGATTCGGCGCGGGTACTGTTGAAACAGATGCAGCGGACATTGAATCATTTTTGTACGGTGACGAATCAGACGAACCGTTGCGCGGCAATCCGGACAAAGGCATTGAAACGCTTGTTGCAGCGCAAGCAGAAGCGGAACAATACCAATTCGGCGGTGCAATCATCATTGATGACCCGTTGAAAGTCGTTGACGCTGATTCGCCGGTTGTACGGCAAAAGGTCATTGATATTTTTGAAGGCACAATCCGAAGCCGTGTGAACAGCCGCAACACGCCAATCATCGTTGTCATGCAGCGGTTACACAAAGACGATTTGTGCGGGTATTTGCAGCGTCCCGAAGAGCAATACGAATGGAAGGTGCTTTCGTTACCGGCAATCGTGACAGACGAAAACGGCGATGAACATGCGTTGTACCCGTTCAAACACACATTGGAGGAGTTGCAGACCATGCGGCGGCAAAACAAATACGTGTTTGAAACGCAGTACCAACAAAACCCGATTTCGGTTACTGACAAAACATGGTTGCACGCTTTCGACCGTTCGCGCCATGTTGGACGTACACAGTACAACCCGCGAATGCCGTTGTATTTGTCATTCGACTTCAACAAAGACCCGATGACATGCAGTTTGTGGCAATTCGACAACCGGCGCATATACGGCATCGACACCGTGCGCATCGAAAACGGCACAACACGCGCCATTTGCCAAGAAATCGGCAAACGATACCCGCGCGCAATGCTGATTGTAACCGGCGATGCAGCCGGCAACCAACGTTCAACGATGTCACAATTGACGAACTATGACGAAATAAGGTTCTATTTCAGATTAGGAACGGCGGCGATGCAAGTGTCAAACACAAACCCGCCATTGGCGCAATCACGGCTGTTTATGAACAACTGTTTTGAAAAGTTTGACATCATCATTGACGAAGAGCGTTGCAAACCGCTGATTTTCGATTGCGAAAACGTCATGTCGGATGCTGACAACAAACCCGTCAAAACATCGCGCGGCAATGTTGCGCAACAATCGGACTTTTTGGACAATATGAGATACTTTTTTCATCGGTTCTACAAATACTTCGTACCAACGAATTGAGAGCCGCAAACACAATAAAAACAACGAATATGCTTGAACAAATCATCATCATCGCGCTAATTATCACAGCCGTTCACGTTTCGATGCTTGACGGCATGATTTTCGGCGGTTTCCGGCAAAGGCTGGATGCATTGTTTGACAAACCGGCATTGCGCCGTGTGTCATGGTTGAAAAAACCGTTGTATGACTGCAACGTGTGTATGGGAGGCGTGTGGACGCTGATTATATACCCGCCATTGTACGGCATACATTGGCATATCATTCCCGTTTTATTGGGCGTTATCGGCGCAAACGTTATATTCGCCGCAATCATCAAATACATTTACTATGGCAACGATTAAAGTTGAACACAACGCGATTTATTGGGCATCAATCATCTTGACCGTGCTTTTTGCATGGGTTATTTTCCCGTACAAATGGATGATGCGCGCCGCATTCAATCGCAAAAAGGCAAAAGCCTTCAAAAAAGCACGCAGGATGTCAAAGGACACCGGCGCGATGATTTACGTTGTGCAATGGAGTGACACGTTTTTTGTAGGAAAACGCAACGAATTGCGCCAAATCATCAATCAGCACTATGCAAAGCGCGTTCGGCAACGTCTGAACAAGAAAATGGACACGCGGCAACTTGACGTGAACTTCCGCAACGCTATTATTGCACGTTTCCAACGCGGCGAACAGATAACGAATGAACAGAAATGACAATTGAACAGCGGAATGAATACAAAATGGCGGTTGAACGCATTGCATTGCAATTCGGCTTCAGATTCATCGGTCATGGCTGCATGTGTTCCGGCGGGCAACTGTTATACAATGCATATCGGGGGCGTTCCACGTTTCAGATTGCGAATTGGGATGCACGCGGGTATTGGCATTTGTACGAAAACCGCTACAAAATAGATTACGGGACTGACCCGAACAGACTTGAACAAAAATTGCAAGAATTATGGGATATTTCAAACAATTAGTCAAAGAATTGGCGGAGGTTTGGCGCATCGAGCGTGACAAACGCCGCGAACAAAAGGCACAACACCGGATTGAATATGCATTCACGTCCGGCGGGCGCAAGTATTATCGTTTTGCTGACATCAACAATTTGCCATATCAGCGCGGGCGTGCTGCATTATCGGCATTCAACGAAATTCAGATGCGTTGTTCACGCGAATTTCTATTGGCATACACAAAAGCCGTTGACGAAACATTGCGTTCAAACAACATCGACATTTTCAAGTTGAATGAATTGAACAGTATGTTGAAAGACCGGTTGAATTTGACCGCTGATTTGGATTTGTGTTATCGTTTGGCATCAATAGTCTTTTTCGACAGTACCGAGAAGCCGGAAGTGTACGAACATGAGTATGCTGAAAAGAAAATCGCACGTTGGAAAAAGGACATGGACGTTGAAAGTTTTTTTTTGCAACAGCCGTTGACGGAATTGATGCCCTTCTTGAAGAATGCCATTGGCGATTTCAACGCCTTTTTCCTTCTGAACGAGGAATTGAACGGATTGCATTCCGATTTGATGCGTTTCGCTGGCTCAATGAACAAGAACGCAAATATGACGAATGGGAACAAATCGTGACGAACGGCGAACCGCAACGGCTGTTGTCGTTGACGTTCCTTGAATTTTTCGCATTGCTGGAGCGTGAAGTGAAACAAGCGGATGAACAACAACGGCGGCAAAAAGAGTTTGAACAACGAATAAAACGCAAATAATATGGCTGAAGAAAACATACTTGTCCGGATTACCGGCGAAGCCGATTTGAATGATGCGCAATTGCAGTTGCGTGACATGAACAATCGCGGCAAAGAACTTGAACAGCAAATGCGCAATCTTGCAAAGGCTGAACAAGATGATATTGCAGCGGTCAAAGCGCGTATTGCAGCGGGCAAAGAGGATGCCGCCGAACTGCAAGAGGTCATCAAGTATCACAAAGAACGCCAAGCGGCATTGCAGCGTGAAATAACCACGAACGAAAAATCCATTGCATCGCTGAAAAAGTCCGTTTCGGCATACAATGCCATGAACGGCGCGGGCAATAAACTTGCAATGCAGATACGCACAATACGCGAACAATTGGCACAAATGGAAATGTCCGGTGACACGTCATCGCAAGCGTTCATTGACATGTCAATTCAAGCGGCTAAATTGCAAGACCAAATGGGCGATACAGCGCGCCAAATTCAGATTCTTGCATCCGACACAAAGAATCTTGACGCGGCGATGTCTGTTGGTTCGGGCGTTGCCGGTGCTTTCAATGTCGCTACATCGGCGGCGGCATTATTGGGCGGTGAATCAGAGGAATTGCAACAGGCATTCTTGAAAGTGCAAGCGGCAATGGCTATTCTAAACGGCGTGCAACAAGTCGCAAACACGCTGAACAAAGATTCTGTTGCGAATGTCGTATTGCGCACGGCGATGCAAAAGTTGTTCAACAAGGCGAAACAACAAGAAACGGCGCAAACTATCAAAGCAACGGCGGCATCCGGCGCGGATGCAGTTGCGAAAGGTGCGCAAACGGCTGCAACGGGCGCGGCTACAACCGCAACATGGTCATTGAACGCGGCATTGCTTGCAAACCCCGTCATGCTGATTGTTGCCGGCATTGCTGCATTGGCGGCTGGTTTGGCGGTATTCATCGGACGTTCTAAAAAGGCGAAAGAGGAACAACGCGATTTCAACGGCACAATGGAACGCACGAAAGAACTGTTGAAAGACACGAAAGACGCAAGCGATTATGCGTCCCGTTTGGCTGAAGCAGAGGGCAAATCATGGCAGGAGGTTGCAAAGATTGAGGAAAACGGATTGATGAAACAACGCAACATCGCCGTGCGTGCATACAATGACATGGTGCGCAAGAAAAACGCCGCAAACGGCAAAATTTCAGAAGAGGAGCAAAAACTCCTTGACGAAATGCGCGAACAATGGCAACAGTATGATGAGGACATCGCAAAGCACCGGCAGGATGTACACATTCGCGAGGTTGCGGAACAGACCAAACGCAACGAAGAAAAGTTGCAGCAACAACGCGATTATGCGCAACGCCGCCGCGAGGAAATCAAAGACGCTGAAAAGCAATTGGCAGATGTGCGCATCGCACTTATGGATGACGGCGCGAAAAAGGAAATTGCCAAAATAAACATTGATTTTGACCGCAAAATCGAAGCAATCAAAGGCAATTCAGCGGCTGAAATAGCATTGCGCACAGCATTGGAAAAGCAACGCCAAAAGGCGATTGCAAAGGTCAATGACGATATTGCAGCGCAGGAACGCGAACAAGCGCGTCAATTAGCGGATGCACGTTATGCGAATGACCTTGCATTGGCTGAATCATTCGGCGGTGAATATCTGTACGAAACGAAAAAGGAGGTGCTTCAGAAACAAGCCGAATTGGAAATTTCCGCAATTACCGAATCCGAAAAGAATGAACAAATGCGCGCTGAAAAAATCATGGCGGTCAATAACAAGTTGATTGCCGATTTGAAAGCACTTGAACGCGAACATGCTGCATCGGAGGTCAATGACGCGCGCATGGCGGCTGAAATACGTGTGAAAGAAGCCGAAAACGCTGCAATCGCTATTCTGAATAACGAAAACAGCACGGATGAACAAATCAAAGCGGCGCGCGAAACGCTGGCAAATCACGATAAGAACCTCCGTGACATCCGGATGCAAGAAATCGAATCGCAGTACGAACGCGGTTTGATTACCGAACAACAGTTCCAAGATGCCAAACTTGACATCGAGCGCGAAGCATTGGATGCAGAAGCGGAAATGATTGCGGAACGCACCGCGCAAACGCAAGAATTGGTCAATAACATCATGTCGTTTGTGTCTGACATGGCTTCAGAGATATTCGGCGCGATTTCTGACCATATACAACAAGAATTGGATGATTTGGATGAACTATACACAACCGATGCAGAGGAAGCAAAGGAAAATTCCAAAAAGAAATATCTTTCAGAAAAGGAAATGGAAGATAAAAAGTTGGAATTGAAACGCAAAGCCGCAGCGGTTGAAAAAGCAGAAGCGGCGTTCAATATCGCGATGAATACGGCAATGGCTATCATGCGTATTTGGGCGGATGTTCCAAAAGTGGACTTCGGCGCAACAACAATCGCAATGACTGCAATGGCGGCTGCATTGGGCGCAACGCAACTTGCAATGGTGCTTGCAAAGCCGTTACCTAAATACGCGAAAGGACGTAAACGCGGCAAAGGCGAATACGCAATGGTTGGCGAACGCGGCGCGGAATTGATGTATATTCCGGACAATGCTTCAATCATTCCGCATCATCATTTGAATCAGCCGGAAAAATGGGGTGACTACAACGTGCCGATGCCATACGTACCCGCGCAACCGAACGTTGAACGCGAAATCATGCGGTATGCTATCATGCAGCAAA